TTAACTTCGAAAGGAGAGGAATATTTAATTGGTTTAATGACAGTGAAGACAAAATACCGGTAGCTTATAGGGAGTAACTACAAAATAATTACATTGACGTTATAATAGACCCCGTGGTAAACTGTACATGTATAATTTTATCATATGTCAAGGGATTGCCGAAAAATGAGCGGTGATCCCTTTTTTGCTCCCCAGAAAGGGGCAAATATGCACATAAAAAAGGTATCAGTAAGTGAGTTACAAACGGCTGCCTATAATCCAAGAAAAGATTTGCAGCCAGGCGATCCGGAGTATCAGAAGCTGAAAGACTCCATCAACAAATTTGGCTGTGTAGAGCCTATTGTCTGGAATGAGCGCACCGGAAATGTCGTAGGAGGTCATCAGCGCTTAAAGCTTCTGATCGACCAGGGTGCTGAAGAAGTCGAGGTCAGTGCGGTCAATCTGGAGCTGGTGGAAGAAAAGGCGCTCAACGTGGCCCTGAATAAGATATCAGGCAGCTGGGACATAGACAAACTGGCTGATATCATGCAGGAACTGGTTGAAAAGAACGTTGCTTCAGTTACCGGCTTCAGCGAAAAGGAAATTGCAAAGCTAATAGACCAGGTTGACATTGAGGCGACAATAAACACCATCGGAGAAATTGATCTGAATGATTTTTCAGAGGATAAGTTCCAGTATAAGTGTCCACGGTGTGGTTTTCTTTATTAAGGCAGAGGAGGGGATGGAGTATGTATAGGCCATGGAGCCTTAAAGAAATTAATGAGGTTGAACCAAACGGTATCAAGGTATTTTCCTGCTTCTCCTGTGGTGGCGGATCCACGATGGGATATAAGCTGGCCGGATGCCAGGTGCTGGGCAACTGTGAAATTGATAGCCGGATAAACGAAATGTATAACAAAAATCATCATCCCTTATACTCCTATAACATGGATATAAGGGATTTCTTATCGGTCAGAGATTCAGAACTGCCGGCGGAGCTGTTTCAACTGGATATACTGGACGGTTCACCGCCCTGCAGTGTGTTTTCGCTCGCAGGGAACCGGGAGGATGACTGGGGCCGGGAAAAGAAGTTCAGGGAGGGCCAGGCAGCCCAGACTTTGGATGATCTGTTCTTTGAGTTTATCAAAGTCATTGAGAAGCTGAAACCCAAGGTATTTGTTGCAGAGAATGTCAAGGGAATGCTCCTGGGCAGTGCCAGGGGATATGTAAGCGAGGTTATCCGCAGGGTGGAGGCCGCTGGCTATGCGGTTCAGTTATTCTGCCTTAATTCAGCAAGGATGGGAGTGCCACAGCGCCGGGAAAGGGTTTTCTTCATCGGGTATCGCAAAGAACTGTCATTGCCTGTACTAAAGCTGGAATTTCATGGGGAATCGATTAAGTTCGGGAAAATAAGAAGTCCTAATGGTCTGCCGGTGACGGAAGAAACCTATCAACTTTTACGGCATAAGGTGCCAACAGATAGGAGTTTAGCGAATATCAATAAGCGGTTGTTCAACCGTGACAGCCGGTTTAATGCAGCAGTGGTATGGGACAGCATTGTGGCACCAACAATAACATCCAACGGGGAGTTTCTGAGAGCTGTGGATGACATGAAGTTCTCAGATATGGATTTCATCAACTGCCAGAGCTTTCCGGTGGATTATGATTTCGATGGTGCCAGCGTTCAATATGTGTGCGGGATGTCAATTCCGCCGCTGATGATGATGGGAATTGCAGCGCAGATAAGCAATCAGTGGTTTAGTCTTATGAATCATAAAACGTAAGAGCTCTTATTCAGTCTTTATGTTTTCTTTATTTTATGTTATAATTTGGAAAAACTATAGGATGGGAGATTAACTAATGGCGGAAGGGAAGAAGGATGAAGTAACGACAAAGAAGAAGTGTTTTATCATCACTCCAATTGGAGGTTCCGATGATCCGATCAGGAGACACATTGATGGAATCATTCAGGCTGCAATTAAACCGGCTTTAGAGCAAAAATTTGAAATTATAGTTGCCCATGAAATGGAAAACTCGGGATCGATTACAAAACAAGTTATTGAAGAAATATATAATAGTGAACTTGTGATTGCAAATTTAACGAATAGAAATCCTAATGTCATGTATGAGTTGGCCTTCAGACATAGTTTAGGTAAACCGGTGATTCAGATAATGGAAAAGGGAACCACTTTGCCATTTGATATCGTAACTGAAAGGACAATTGATTATGTTAATGATGCAAAAGGAGTATTAGAACTGCGAGCAGCACTCGAGCGATTTGCTGAAAAAGTAGACTTTGAAGATTGTCAGCAGGGTCCTGTCTATGATGCCTTAAAATCAATTCAAGTAGAGAATAGAATAGTAAATGATGTGGAATCGGCCGGAAGCATAGAAATTAAGTCGGATGCATTTGGTTATCTAGTTGATCGCTTGGATAAAATCGAGGGGATAGTAAGTAGTAAAAGTCTATTATCAGACAGCGCTAATAAAAGACGACCATATGTGTACCTCTTTACTTTTTTTGAAAATGTAACGAAACATCAACGGGTATCTATCGAAGCGCAGATAAATATTATGTTCGATACTTCAGCAATAATAGAACAAATAAAAAATAATCAATTAAAAGTAATAATACATCTTCCAAACATGAAGGAAGAAGATGCTTATGGTATAATAAGGAATATTTTTGAAGTGGCAGATGTAGGTAAAGCTATTAAGCATATAGAACGCCTAGCTAATCATGAAATAATAATGTATTAATTTAAAAGAAAATTACGGATTAATAAAAAGGAGGCCATAATGGTCTCTTTTTATTTACAAAACGAAACGAATGAGAGGTGGTGGTATTGAGTGACGCGAGAGCACCGAACTATGAATTAGCCTATGAGGACTATCGAAAAGGCATGAAATATAAGGAGATTGCCGAGAAGTACGGTGTCACGCTCAACACCGTCAAGTCCTGGAAGACTAGATACAGGTGGTCAAAGGATCCCCAAAAAGGTGTGCACACAAAATCAGAAAAGGTGTGCACACAAAAAGGCGGCCAGCCCGGCAACCGAAACGCAGCCGGTCATGGCGGTACCGGGCCGCCGAAAAACAAGAATGCCGAGAAGCACGGCTTGTTCTCCAAATGGCTGCCAGAGGAGACTAATGAGATTATGGAGACAGTCCGTGGTATGGACCAGGCAGATATACTTTATGAGAATATCCTGATTCATCAAACTGCTCTTATACGATCCCAGCAGATCATGTATGTCAAGGATCGGGACGACATCACGAAGGAATTGAAGAAAGTCAAGACCGCTACCAGTGGCATGAGTGGAAAGAATAAGTCTTCTGAGTTGGAATATGAGTTCCTGTTTGCCCACGATAAGCAGGCCAGCTACTTACAGGCGCAATCCCGGGCAATGCAGACGCTTCTGTCCATGATTACTAAATTCAAGGAAATGACAGCTCCAGATGATGAGCGGTTGTTACGGCTTGAGCTTATGGAAGCTGAACTGGATAAGCGTAGGAAGGAAGCAGCATCTGTCGCCGATGAGGATAGCGCAGTGGGTGACTGGATTAGTGCAGTCATGGAACCAGGATACAGTGAGGAGGCTGATGCGGAATGAGAAAGCCTGAAGCAAACCAGCGTTGCGACGTCGCAACAGAATCTAAGCGGAAACTCTTTTTCAGAAACCGTGTGCCCCTGTATCGAAAAAATCCTGTCATGTTTGCACGGGAAGTGCTGCAGTTCGAGCCGGATAATTGGCAACAGGAAGCGCTCATGGATCTGGCCAGCAATCCTAAGGTTAGTATTAAGTCCGGTCAGGGTGTCGGAAAAACCGGTATAGAGGCGGTTGCCCTTTTGTGGTTCCTATCCTGTTTTCCATATCCCCGGGTGGTTGCCACGGCACCGACCAAGCAGCAGCTGCATGATGTGTTATGGTCAGAGGTTGCTAAGTGGATGGAACGGTCACCGCTACTGGTTAATATCCTGAAATGGACCAAAACATACATCTACATGAAGGGGCATGAGAAGCGTTGGTTTGCGACGGCCAGAACCGCAACCAAGCCGGAGAACATGCAAGGTTTCCATGAGGATAATATGCTTTTCATCATTGATGAGGCTTCCGGTGTCGCAGAGCCAATCATGGAAGCTATCCTGGGTACCTTATCTGGCGGGAATAATAAGCTTCTGATGTGCGGTAACCCGACTAAGACCAACGGTACATTCTATGACAGCCATGATCAAGATCGAGCGCTGTTCTGTCGTCATACAGTTTCTTCTGAAGATAGTAAAAGAACCAACAAGGAAAACATCAGGTCTCTTATCAAAAAGTACGGATATGATTCCAATGTGGTTCGGGTTCGTGTCCGTGGACTGTTTCCGAAGCAGGAAGATGATGTATTCATCATGCTTGATCTGATTGAGCAGGCAGTGCGGACCGAGAAAAACGTACTTGGCAAAAGGATCGCCTTAGGGGTGGATGTGGCTCGTTACGGGAGCGATGAAACGGTCATGTACGAGAATGCTGACTTCAACTGCCGAATGGTTGAGAATTACCGTGGGCATGGCCTCATGGAAACCGCCGGTCATGTAATCAAACAGTATTACCGGATTATTAAAGAGTACCCGAAATACCAGGGACCGATATACATCAACATTGATGATTGCGGCCTGGGCGGTGGTGTGACTGATCGGCTGAACGAGCTGAAACGTGGAGAGATGAGA